GCCGTATTTTCTACATCATATAATCTCATTTTACTTTTATCTATACCTACAATAAAAGAACGATTCATTGATGGGTCATTGTATCTATTCTTTAATTGTTTTACTTTCATTTGACCTAGTGATTCAAGTTCTTCATTAGACATTAAAGCAAACATAAAGTCAGCAGTGGCTGGTAAACCAAATGATTCTGATGTATCTTCTAAACCAATATCTGTACTTACAAAACCTGTTCTTGTTGTTTGTGTTGCACTAAAGATTGGTACATCAAACTCAACAGCCAAACCTCTTAATTCTTCAGCGATTGCTTTAATGTAAAAGTATGATGATATGTTACCACCTTTAAATCTACTTGACGCACAAATGTTTAGATAGTCAATAAAGATAACTTGTGGTTTAAATGATTTCTTTAAAGATAATTCATTAAGTAAACTTCTAAAGTGACCACTATGCGCTGACGCAGTCGGATATTCTTTAATGATTAGTTTACCTTTTGTTTTACCCTCTAGTTTACTCAACTTACTGTCGTATAAATCTTTTGGCATTGCATGTAAGTCATCAATCGTTACATCAAATAAGTTTGCGTCTATTCTTTCAGCAATTCTTTCTTCAGCCATTTCAAGTGTGATATATAAAACATTTTGACCTTGCGTTAAAAATGAAGAAGCACAATGACACATGAATAATGATTTACCAACACCTGTACCAGCAAGAGCGATGTTTAGTGTTTTACTTGGAACACCACCTTTCGTAATTCTATTAAAGAAACTTAAATCAAATGGATAACGCTTTTCTTTAGTATGGTACCAATCAAATCTTGCTTTAGCATCTTCAATGTAATCGTGCCCAATGTGATTATCAAATGAAACCGCCAACGCATCAGCAAGAATACTAGGTATCGCTTCTGGTGTTCTTGTTTTGTCTTTATTATCTAATATCTTAATACCATCAAGTACAGCATTGTGTACTGCTCTATCTTTACAAAACTTTTCTGTTGTATCTAGTAACCACTGTAGATCAACTTCTTCATAAGAAATACCACTAACTAAATCTTTGATACTTTTATATTCTTCTTCGTTTAAATCTTTTCGATTATTAAGTTCAATTAAGATTGCTTCTTTAGTAGGTAAGTTCTTATACTTTGTAACAAACTTTTCTACTTCTGCATACAATTCTCTTTCATCTTTTTTAGAAAAGTAATACGGCTTGATAAAAGGTAATGTCTTTCTTGTGTAATTTTCATTATAAAAAAGATTAGTTAATATTGTATTTTCTATTCTCTCACTATTCATCTATTTTCAAAGTCCCATTATTTAATTGTTCTTCAACACACTCAATTAATATATCACCAATGTAATTTCTAAACTCTACTGATTCTATATCTTTTTTAGACGGATTAACCATTATGTCGTATGTAAACTTTAATGGTATTTCGCCTTGTTCATTTTCCGTTTCAGAAAATTTGATATTGTTGTATTTGTAGATGATACCTTCATACTCACCTTCCATTATTTTAATACAACTAAAGTCTTCACCCTTTCTTTGAGCAAAGGCGTATCTTTTATTCTTCTGCTTCTTCTGATCCGTATTGGAATTTTCGTTTTGCTTGTTCATCTATTTTGTCTAACACTTCCTTTGTAAAATACTTCTCTGGATTATCGTTGATGTTCTTACCAAAGACTTTAGACCCATCTGGCATTTCATATCTTGTAGATACTTTCTTAAAGATACCAGCTTCTTCACCGAGTTCTAAAAGACCATAATATTTGTCTAAACCTTTTTTGTAAGTAAGTTTTACATCTATTTGTGCGTTTTCTTTTGTTAACCTAGATTTAAAATTTTTACAATGTATAATGTTTCCAACGACCTCGGTACCTTCTTTGTCTTTTCTTTTACCAAGATAGATGATTGATGATGCTGCGTATTTCAAACCACTACCGCCGCCCATTTCTTTTTGAGGGAACATTGAACCTATGACATCATAAGTGTGGTTAGTCATAATCATTGGTATATTTGCTTTACCAAGTTTCAATGTTAATACTCTAAATGTTGACTTGACTATTTGTGATCTAGTCATATCTCTTGTTTCTTTACCAGCGGCAGTATCTTCCATTTCTTTTGTAGTCGATAACATACCTAAACTGTCTAATACAAACATCAAAGGTTTTCTAGTCTTCTCTGCTTGTTCAATGTACTTGTCTAATATTTTAATTGATTGATTTCTAAATTCTTGTACTGTGGCAACTGGTACGATAACCATTCTTTTAGAATCAATGCCTCTACTCTCAATCATTTCTTTTGAGATAGCACTTTCTGATTCAAAGTAGATAATACCTGCTTCAGGATCCTTATCTAAAAATGCTTTACATATACCTAGTGCGAAAAATGTTTTACCTGTTGCGGCTTCACCAGCGATTGCTGTGATCTTGTTTCCTGGCATACCACCGTAGATACTACCAGATAATAGTGCGTTAAATGAATATGAACCTGTATCAATGAAACTTGTTACATCAGCGCTGTCAATACCATCACTTACTAAACCAGCATATTCATTACCAGTTTCTTTAATTATATCTTTTAAAAAATTACTCATATTCAATCTCCTTAATTGTGTTATAATATATCATACTTATTGTTATTTGTCAATGTTGATTTATATTAAAGTTCAAAATACATCTAATATCTTTTGTTGGTTGTTCAGCAGTGTGCCAGTTAAGACCATTAAATACAACAACTCTACCTTGTTTCGGAGTGATTCGTTTTAACTCTTTTACATCTTCAAAAAAAGGTATGTCGTTTTTATCTTTACTTCGGTAATTATATATAATGGTATCACCATCACTATCACAAACATAATACAAAAAAACTAAATGTTTTTCTGTTCTATCTAAATGTGGTGTGTCAACACCCTCTCCTACATATTCTTTGTTTAGTGGAAGTTGTAAAAACGATCTGGCTTCTAATAGTTCAGGATTTTTTAACTTTATCTTTTTTGCTGTGTTGTTTATGATTGTTTCAAAATAAGATGATAAAGCGTGTAAATCATCAAACATTATTTTGAATCCAGGTCTTCTTTGATGTAAATTATTTTCTAATGATACATCTTGTATAAATGACCATTTACTTTCATCATACAAATATTTTTTGACAATCTCTTGTTCAAATTCATTTATTATATTATCGTATATCTTCACCATTTTCTAAATCTTTATCATAAGGTAATAAGTATGTAGGTAGGTGCGCTTTACCTTCCCATTCAAATCTCAATTTAGGGTCCTTTGGAACATAACCTTTTTTAGGTTCTTCGTAATCTTCTGACTTTACTCTTGTCCATAGTAAATCCTTCATCTCATTAATGTTAACCATACCAAAATCATTATAAACTCTTCCCTCAAACTTCTCAGCCATATAGTGAACAATCTCTTTATTGTATGCTATCTTTCTTTGATAGTCCCAATATTCTTTTAAGTCTTTATATGATTGTTCAGTAATCGCCATTAACATATTTATTTCTTCAAAGCAATGGCGCCCATGAAATTAAAGTTTTGCCAGAAGTTATGTACTTCAAACCCTGCTTTATTAAACATATCATATATTTCAGTTTTAGTATTTAACTTCATCATATGTCTTAACTGTACTTCTTTGTCTAATATTTCTTTATCAGTAAAGTGTTTTCTTTTATAATCATAAAAAGTAAAAGTCATCATGTCTTGTATTTTAGGATTACAACTAAAAGTTTTTTCACTAAAGATAAATGCGCCACCTGTATTCAAACCATCGGCAACTTTGTTAATTACATCTTGTCTATCTTTTGGTGACATAAACTGTAAAGTAAATATAGAAGTAACTAGTGAACAATTTTGAAAATTAAAATCTCTTACATCGCCTCTGTAGTAACTTAAATTCTGATGTTTATCTTCATCAAAAGTATAATCACCATAGAAGTCATCTTCTATTTCAATACCAGTATATTGTGCGTGTGGTATATGTTCATTGTTTTGTTCAATCATACTTTTTAATAGTTTACCTGTTGAACAACCAATGTCAACAACTTGTGTATAATCTTCTACAAAGTATTTTGATAGAGAAAGTATATCACCCCATAAGTGACTATAACCTCTAACTGATGTATCTATATGTTTATCAAATCCTTCTTCTGATGTGGCAAATGTAAATTTAGTCATTATTTAACTCCTTATATGGTTTCAATACTTTATTATATACACTTTCCGCAAGTGCTTTCATCATAAGAGGTGGTACCATACGACCAATTCTTTCTGATCTTTGTTTATGTTCACCTGTTAATTTAAAGTCTTCAGGTAATGACATAATTCTTTTTAATTCTTTGATAGTAAATTTTCTATCTTCTAATGGGTGACAAGTACCAGCAACACCAGCGAGATTACCCATTGCTGTAATTGTTGGACAAGGTTTTCTTAAACTACTTCTTTTTAAATTAAAGTGATGACCTTTCTCATGGTAATCCATACCTGTTAATACTTTATCAGGATCTTTTGGCATCTTCATTAATGTTTTACCAACAGCCTTCTCTGGACTAATCTTATCAAACAAATAATCTAGTTCTTCTTGGTCTTCATTTTTAATATCACCAATTGCTTCACTCAATATAGTTCTAACATCATTCTTATCAGGATACAATTGATACATTGTCATAAAGTTAATTCCAACTTTTTCTGCTACATCTTCTCTTACAGCAATAAAAAAAGTTCTTCTACGAGATTGTGGTACACCAAAATAACTTGCGTCTAATACATCAGCAACTACAAGATAACCAATTTGTTCAAATGTATTTTGTATTCTATGGAAGTATTCTTTTGCTTCACCCATAGTCAAGCCTTCGACATTCTCACCAATAATAACTTTTGGTTTTATTTCATCTGCCACTCTTAAAAACTCAAAGAACAAATCTTCTACATTTTCTACACCTTTAATATCACTATATTGTTTCTTTTTACCAAACGCATCTGCGTGAGTTCTACCTTCACCATGTGATACAGAACCTGCCATACTGAACGCTGAACACGGTGGAGAGCCATCTAATAAGTCTAGTTCTCTTGGTTTCATATTAATTTTTTCTAAAAAATCTTTACCTGATAATTTTTTAATATCACCCGGAATAATAATTGTATCTGGATAATTTTCTTTGTATGTATTTTGTGCTTCAGGTACAAACTCATTGACAGCAAGTATCTTACCACCAGCCAATCTATAACCAGTTGATGAACCACCGCCGCCAGCGAAAGTTGATAGTACATTAAATAGTGCTCTTTTCTCACTATCTAAAGTATCTTTTAATGTATATCTTTTATAATTGTTCATTGTTCCATTTCATTAATAACCATATGCCAAAACCATACCCTAATATAACATATAATAGAGATAATGTCAAGTCCCAAATCATACTTCATTACCCCAACTATTCCAACCATCTCGTTTTCTACGAGCAAAAAGTTCAATATATGGACCATCTAACATCTTCTCAATATGGTCATATACTATATCTGGTTTTCTACTGTGTTCTCGTCTTTGGTCCACAACTAATTGTGGTATACTTTTATTTAGCCGTTTAGGTTTACCCCTTGTAGCGAGTAAACACATTTCTGGATTACCTCTAGTCCAATAACCTAGACCTGTAAAGAAACCCATTTTAGTTCGATTCGTTTTTGCCCAAGTAAAACCTACTGTCTTATACTTGAAACCCCACGCATTGATTACTTCAAATGCTTTGTCTAACAAGGGATCAACAACCCACATTAAAAGGACTGCATCGTCCTTAGCAAGGTCACCAACAGGTAACCGAATAATGTCAGACAAAGACATGCAACTATAATGTTTCTCAGGGCTTTTGTCCTTGCCTTTATTACTATACGTTTTAAACGTCCACGGGGGATCAGCATATATTACTCCATGTTTTTTGTTTGTATTAAATTCCATAAGTTAAAAAAAAGTATCTAATCAATAGTATTATTATTAAAAATCTAGGTATAGACCATTCTGTTTTCATAGCAAGTAAACTACCTGTGGCAAAACCCCAATGAATACAAATCA